TGATCGGCATGATGGACATCATGACCACGACCATGCAGTTCCGCAGCTGCACGGACGCCGCAGCGAAGCTGGCGAAGCCCATCGCTCACCAGATCGACCTGCGCGTTGCCGAGCAGTTCTGGGACAGCGCCGCCGGACAGCGGGTTGTCCAGGCGGACAAGTACGTGCTGAAGCTGATCCCGAAGAAGACCGCCGCCGGCACCATTGCTCCCGCCAGCCCCGCAGATGCGAACGGCGAATACTCCACCTACTACTATGCCGCCTTCAAAGATGGCAAGAAGCTGTGGGAGATCGATCCGCATAACTACATCTGCATCATCGACGGTGTGGACTACATGAAGGTCGTGCGGAAGGCCCTGGGCAAGTAATCACGCATGAAGCGCCGGGGAGACTGTTCCCCGGCGCGTTTTTTCGAATTTTGAAAGGAGACGGAGAACCATGGCAGACATTAAGAAGACAGAAACGAACAGCGAACAGGACCCCAAGGAACTGGATCTGGCCGAGCAGAAGGCCAAGGAAGAAGCGGCGAAGGATACCGCCGTCAAGTTTACGTTCAAACTCCTAACCCCTGTGGAGTACATGGAAAAAACCTATACGGAACTGGAATTTGATTTCTCCGAAATCAGCGGCGCGGACAGCCTGAGCATTGAAGCGGAACTGAACGCGATGGGCATTGTTGTGATTGCCCCGAGCTATCAGAGCCCGTACCTGCTGCGGATGTGCGCCCGGGCCTGCAAGGAGCCCGTGGACGTGGATCTCTTCAGGAAATTCAAGCTAAGGGATTACCTGGCGCTCCGGAATAAGGCGAGAAATTTTTTGATGTCCTCGGAGCAGTAGTCGGTGACGGCGGCAGCTGGGTCAGAAGGCAGTGCATGCAGCTGGCAGAAAACTGCCATACGCCTGTGAGCTTCTGGCTTCAGCTGCCGCTTTCCCAGCTGCTCCTGTGGATAAAAGATAACAACGAAATGATCAAAAGCCGACAAAAGTGAGGTGATGGCGCGTGGGCAAACAGTACGAAATGGCATTTGCCATCGGCGCGAAAGTACAGGGCAATTTCGGTTCCGCCTTCAAAAACGCGGCGAGCAGCGTCCAGAGCCTGCAATCGAGTATTGATTCACTGAACCGGCGGCAGTCGGATATTTCCAGCTACCAGAAGACGGAACAGGCGCTGGAAAGAACCAGGTCCAAACTGCAGCTGTATCAGGCGCAGTACGCAAACCTGAAAGCCGCGATAGAGCAGAACGGACAGGCTTCCGCGGCTGAACAGAACCAGCTTCTTGCGAAGGCCAAGGCTATTGATGACCTGAAGTCGAAAGAGGAACAGCTTGCCGGAAAACTGCAGAGCACAGGAAACGACCTGCAGAAAGAAGGCGTTGATCTGAGCAATCTCGGCGCGGCCAGCTCCAGCACGGCAAATCAGATCGAAGCCCTGAAGAAGAAGCAGGAGGATCTTGCGACTTCCTCGGACAACGCGCAGAGCTCGACCGAATCCCTTGCGGACAGTCTTGGCGAGATCGCGGCGGCAACCGGTGTTGTCGCCACGATGAACGCTATTAAGCAGGCTTTCGTGGAATGCGCGGAAGCCGCCATCAGTTTTGAAGCTGACATGGCTGCTGTGAAGCGCACCGTTGGCGGTGACGATGAGTATATCGACAACCTCGGCGAGAGCTTCAAGAACCTGAGCACGCAGATCCCGATAACCGCGTCCGAACTGGCGAGCATCGCATCGACCGCCGGTCAGCTGGGCATCGCCCAGGATAAAGTGGAATCCTTCTCCGTGGTCATGGCCAAACTGGCGACCACAACCGACCTGACCGCAGATGAGGCCGCTTCCATGCTGGCGCAGTTTGCCAACATTACCGGCCTGACGGATTACGAGCGCATGGGCGCTGTGGTTGCCCGTCTGGGCGACTCCACGGCAACGACCGCTTCCAAGGTCGTGCAGATGTCGCAGGGCATGGCCGCTGCGGCGAACATCGCCGGCATGAGCGCCACGGATATTATGGCAATTTCCGCGGCTGTCGGCTCCCTGGGTATCGAAGCGCAGGCCGGATCCACGTCCATGAGCCAGCTGATCACCACGCTGTACAAAGCGACGGAGACCGGCGAGAACCTTTCTGAATTCGCATCTGTCGCGGGAATGAGCGCCGAGCAGTTCAAACAGGCGTGGGCAGATGATGCGGTCAGCGCATTGAACGCCTTTGTGACCGGGCTGAACGATGTGGAACGGAACGGAAGATCCGCTATCGTGATCCTGGACGAACTGGGCATCAACAACGTCCGGCAGCAGAAGGCCATCCTCGGCCTTGCGTCCGCCGGAAACCTGCTGAGCAGCACCATCTCCCAGGCGAACGCCGCGTGGGAAGAAAATACCGCGCTGGAAGAAAAAGCCGGGATCATGTACGAAACGACTCAAAGCAAGCTGACGATGCTCAGCAACGCTTTCCAGAACGTACAGATCGCCGTCGGCGATGCCTTTACCCCGGCGATTTCCGCTGTGGCGGATGCGCTGAACGGTGTCGTTGAGCCCATCTCCCAGTGGATTGAGGAAAACCCGAAGCTGGTGCAGGCCATCGGAACCGCAATGGGCATCATGGGCGGGATGGTTGCCATCCTCGGCGCGTACACGGTCGCGGCAAAGATCGCCACAGCCGCCAGCGCCGCGCTGACCGCCGCTATTCCCGGTGCAAAGGCTCTCCTGGCCGTTTCTGCGGTCATTGCACTTGTAGCCGGGGCGGCGACCCTTCTCTCCGATTCTTTCAAGGATTCGACGCAGAGCCTTGAGGATTTCGACGCGGAGTTCGACACGCTGAACACATCCATCGCGAAGGATCAGCAGATCTACGACCTGGCGCAGAACTACAAGAAACTGGCCAATGAATCCGAACACGCAGTCGGCGTCATCAAGAATCAGGACTTCAGCGATATTGACATCACCCTCGGCGCAACGGCCGATCCGAGCGTCAACGCGGAAGACTTCATGATTAACGGAGACCTCGATGTCGATATTTCCGGTATTGCGGATGAATCGGTTCTCGCAGACGATCTGCTGCTGGACGATAACAACACCGTCGAGATCAACGGCGAAGCCGGCGCGTCTGTGGATGTGAAAGAACTGATCACCGGAACTGACGCAGAAACCGGAGCCGGATATGTCACCATCAACGGCGAAGACGGTACGCCAGTAGACGCGAACGATCTGATCACAGGCGTCAATGAGGAGACCGGACACGGAAACGCAGTTATTGACGGCGTTCCTGGCAAAGAAGTTAACACGAATGAACTCTGGTCAGGAGACGGAACCGCAACGATTACCGGCGTTCCATCAGAAAACAAGGTCGACGCCGATTCTCTGGTCAACAATTACGGCATCAAGCTTCACGGTACTCCGGACAGCAATCTGATTCTTGATGCCAACGTGCTGGTCAACAACGAGACACCTGTATCGATCCATGCCCAGTGGGACAACATGGAAGCCATGCAGGCGGATGTCGAAAAACTGAAGGCTGACGCGCTACAGGCAAAGACAGATCTGAAGGAAGCCAAGACCGCTATGGCAGATCTGGAAGAGCGTCAGGGCCAGCTGCAAACGCGGCTGGAACATGCCGAGACCGAAGATGCCAGGACTTCCCTGCGTGGGCAGCTGGAAGAAGTAAACAAGGCCATTGAAGCACAGCGCGAGGAAGTCGAAAAGTGCGAAACGGCCTACCAGCAGACCGCAGGCCAGTACGTTGTCACCGAAAGCGCGGCGAAAACGCTGCAGGATCGCCTGACCGAACTGAAAGCCATCGAAGATCAACTCGGCATTTCCGCCGGCAACGAAGCGGATGCGCATTCCGAAAACGCTGAAGCGATGATGGAAGAAGCTGACGCAGCTGCCAAGGAAGCCGCGAACAGAATCAAGGCGAACGTTTCCGGCGGCGCTTCCTCCTACGTTGAAAGCGTCAACCGGATGGCGGAAGCTGAAGCGTCCAGAACGGAAGCCATAGCTGAAGCTGCCAGGGTTCAGGCCGAATACGACGATTACGCGAATTCCTACGCCGGACGTCTCCGTGCCCTGTACGGCGAAATGAAGGACTTCGAAAGCGCAGGGGATTACGACAACGCGCAGAAGAAGCTTCAGCAGATGAACCAGATTCTGCAGGAAGCTCCCTACGAAGATTTCGGACAC